GATTTTTATTATTATTATTATTAGTTTTTTGCTCTTCAGCAATTTTTATAGAAATTTTGGGTTTTGACATTATTGTGGGGCTAAGTTACTAAAGGTATTGCGCCCTTTTGACTTACAAGCATGCGCACGATATTAAATAATTGTTTAAGTTTTATTTCATTTTGGAACTCTATTTCGTTGATTCCTATAGTAGGTGCTCCTGGACCTACACGCCATACGCTATAAGTATGATCACTACGAACTTCACAAGGGGGGGGATTCCTAATAGAACAGGTCAGGATATTTTTACGAAGCTCATCCCGGTTTTCCACTTCAAGTTAAGTGGGAACTATAATTTGGTGTAAACATCTTTCGGTCCATCAGTGTCTCTATCAAAAATAAGCTCTAAAGAAGATTCATTGAAAGACCACGAACACAAAGATGCAACGGCTTTTTCAAAAAGTTCATTATGCATCATATAACGTTCCCTAAGAAAAAATTCAGTTTCAACAACAGACGCCACCTCAGAAAAAACATACTTATGTTCTAAATTGGGTGGTTCAAAAACTGATACATTACCGCACCATTGTTCTACCGTGTCGAGAAAACGCCGATAGATACTCAAAAATCGCAAGTGTTTCAACCCCAAACAAACACCGCGAATCAAAGATTTTGGATTAACAGTTAAAGGTGGATTTATAAAATAACCAAATTTACATAAAAGTTTTCCTGGCTTGGGAACAAAAACATAACCTTTATCACAAGGCAATAAAAAGCTTGAACAGAACTCTAGGTCCTGCAAGTTGTTGTGATAGATACATTTCCCCTCGAAACCAAGAGCTAGAATATCAGTAGCAAAATTGATGCGTGGACCAGAATGTCTAATCGCACTATCATCACCTTGTACCAACATTTTATAACTAGATTTTATTTCTTTAACCGTTTTACCTGTGTTCAAACAGTAAACAAAGACATGCATACATCCATTGAGTACTGAATTGAACAACGATGTATAAGGATCCCCAGATTTTCTAGTACCGGGAACTTTATACTTATAACCATTTGTCGTATAACCATGAGTATTTATATTGGCTGTCATCAAGTCTATGACAGCTCTAGGGGCTCCAAACCATTTAGCTAAGCGCACTTCCATTTGACAC